AATTGGCGAACTATAACCCAAGCGTTGACCCTGTTGCGACAGGCACTGTGGCTCCGGTTGATGGCGATGCAGAGCCTGCGCCGAAGAAGCGTGGTCGCCCGCGCAAGATCGATAAGCTGAAAGAATGATCGAACTCGACCCGTCTATTCGTGAAGAGGCTATGGCCCAGCTTGCTGGCGCTATGCGGCGACTTACACCACCACCTCGGCTGTCTGTGGCTGAGTGGGCCGACCATGAGAGGCGGCTGGATAGCCAATCGTCGGCAGAGCCTGGTCGCTGGTACACCTCGCGGGCTGAATATCAGCGTGGCATCATGGATGCTTGCTCCGATCCGTCCGTGCGCGAGGTCGTGGTGATGTGCGGAACGCAGAGTGGCAAGTCAGAGGCCATCCTGAACACCATTGGCTACCATATGCACCACGATCCCTGTCCGATCTTGGTGATGCAGCCGACAGTGGACATGGCGCAGTCGTTCTCAAAGGACCGCGTGACAGCGGGTCTGATCCGTCCAACCCCGGCCCTGCGTGGGCTGGTTAACGATAGCAGGGCCAAAGATGCGAATAATACGACACTGCATAAGGTATTTCCTGGCGGCGCTCTGTCTCTTGTTGGCGCTAACAGTCCATCTTCCCTTGCTTCTCGCCCTATTCGCGTTGTCCTATGCGACGAAGTGGACCGATACCCTCCGTCAGCGGGTGAGGAAGGTGATCCAATTTCTCTGGCAAAGCGGCGCGCTGCCACCTTCTGGAACCGAAAGATAATTCAGGTATCGACCCCGACCAATAAGGGCGCAAGCCGGATTGAGTTGGCTTATGAAGAGACTGACAAGCGCCTATTCTATGTCCCCTGCCAGCACTGCGGTTATGAGCAGATTTTACAGTGGTCACAGGTCCATTGGCAGGACGATAACCCAAAGACAGCCCGCTATCACTGCATAGAATGCGGCTCCGCTTGGACTGAGAGCGAACGCCATGCATCCGTAGCACACGGCACATGGGTCGCAACAAAGCCGTTCAACGGCGCTGCTGGCTTCTGGTTCAATGCGCTATATTCGCCCTGGGTCGATCTGGTCGATACGGTCGAAGAGTTTATGGCCTGTCGCAAAGACCCAATGCGGCTGAAGACATTTGTTAACACGATCCTGGCTGAGACTTGGGAGGATCAGGGCGATGGTGTTGATGACTATTCGGTCGCCAAGCGGAAGGAAGAGTATGAAGGCATTCCAGAGGATGTTGTTCTGCTCACTTGCGGCGTTGACGTTCAGGATGACCGCTTGGAGGCTGAGATTGTCGGCTGGGGAGCCGGTGAGGAATCTTGGCAGATAGAATATCACGTTCTCTACGGCGATCCGTCTAGTCCGCAGCTATGGGCGCGGCTGGATGAGATTTTGCTTGCCACCTATGAGCATCCGATTGGTGAGCCAATGCTGATACGCTCGACCTGTATCGACTCCGGTGGTCACCATACGCGGGCAGTCTATAACTATGCCAAGACCCGTGCCGGCCACCGCGTATTCGCCATCAAGGGTGTTGGCGGTGAGGGTAAACCAATCGTTGGTCGCCCATCTAAGAACAACATTGGCAAGGTCCCGCTGTATTCCATTGGTGTCGATACAGCGAAGGAACTTCACTATGCCCGCCTGCGTATCGAAGAACCGGGACCAGGATACTGCCACTTCCAGGCAAAACGCGATGAAGAATACTTCCGCCAGTTGACTGCGGAAAAGCAAGTGATCCGCTATCACAAGGGCTTTCCTACCCGCACTTGGATCAAAACCAGGACCAGAAACGAGGCTTTGGACGTTCGAGTTTATGCCATCGCAGCATTTCACATCTTAAATGTTAATATTGATAGCGTGGTGCGCCGCTTTTATGCTAGTGTAGAACGTAGGGCTGAAATTGCCGCTCCTCAGAGTGCGGCGAAACCCAGTCCATTGGTCAAGCCGAAGCCGGTGAGGCCGAAAGGTGGATTTGCTAATAACTGGCGATGAGGGGCAATGGCTAACCTTTTTGACGAAAGCAACGCTCCAGAAGGTGAGCCGCTCAAGGTGGTCGTTGGCGACTTCATCCAGTGGAAGAAGACGGCGCTTGCTGAAACTTATCCGCCTGCAAGCTATTCGGCTGAATATGTGGCGCGGATCAAGCAGGGTGGTGCGACAGAAATTAAGCTGCCAGCTACTGAAAGAGATGGATATTATCTATTCACTGTTGAAAGCGTTACATCTTCCGCTTTTGATGTGGGTTTCTATCACTGGCAGCTTGAGGTTACGCAGACTTCAAGCGGCAATCGCATTGTCGTTGAGCGCGGCGAGTTTGAGGCAATCGCTGACCTTGATAACAACGGCGCTGATCCGCGTTCTCATGCAGACATCATGGTCGATAAGATCGAGTCTTTGCTTGAGGGCCGTGCCGACAAGGATGTGAGCAGTTATAGCATCCAAGGCCGGTCGATCTCCAAGATGAGTATCTCCGATCTTTTGCAATGGCGCGACTATTACCGTAAGGAACAGGTCAGAGAACGCCGCGAAAATGCTATTGAACTCGGCAAGCCGACCAAGACCACGATGAAGGTGCGATTCCTATGAGCCTTTGGCGAGAGATTCTGGGACTTCCGCAAAAGTCTCCTGCTGCACCGATGCGTAAGCGCGGCTATCATGCCGCCAACACTGGTCGCCTCTTCGCGGACTTCATCGCATCAAGCAAAAGCGCCGATAGCGAACTCAAGTCTGATCTCGTTATCATGCGGAACCGCGCCCGTGCGCTTGCCCGCGATGATGTCTATGTGAAGCGGTATCTCGGTCTGCTGGAAACCAACGTGGTTGGCGACAAGGGTGTCACGCTTCAGGTCAAGGCCCGCAACACCGATGGTAGCCTTGATGTGATCGGAAACGACATCATTGAGAATGCCTGGTTCCAGTTTGGGCTGAAGGGCAACTGCACCGCCGATGGCCGTCTGTCTTGGGTTGATCTCCAGAAGCTGGTGATGTCCACGACCGCCCGTGATGGAGAAATCTTCATCCAGATCGTCCGCAATCGCTCATTCGCTCATGGCATGGCCTTCCATCCGGTTGAGGCTGACCAGATTGATGAGATGAAGAACGAGCGGCTGCGGAACGGCCATGAAATCCGTATGGGTATCGAGGTTGACGCGAACCAGCGCCCGATTGCTTACTGGGTAAAGCCGCGTCACCCTGGCGATTACGATTTTGCGTCGATCCAGCAGAATGCTTCGACCCGCATTCCCGCTAAGGACATCATTCACGTCTACCGGCAGGAACGTGCTGGTCAGACGCGTGGTGAGCCTTGGATGGCTTCTGCGATGAGCCAATTGAAGATGCTGAATGCTCACCGCGAGGCTGAATTGGTCGCAAGCCGCATGGCCGCGTCAAAGATGGGCTTCTTCATCTCTGATACTGGCGAAGACGCGCCGGCTGACGATTACGACAATACTGTTCCGATCATCGATGCGGAGCCTGGCACGTTCCACCAGCTTCCCAATGGCGTTGACTTCAAGCCGTTCGACCCCAGCCATCCAGCAACTGCCTTCGCTGAGTTCCAGAAGGGCATTCTGCGCGGGATCGCCTCCGGCCTAGCGGTTTCCTACGCTAGCCTCTCGAACGACCTTGAAGGCACTTCATACAGTTCGATCCGGCAGGGTGCGCTGGAAGAGCGCGATGCCTACCGGATGATGCAGCAGTTCCTGCTCGATCACTTCATCATCCCGGCATATTCGGCTTGGCTGATGCACGTTATGGAATTCGGCTTCATCCCGATCCCGGCAACTCGCTTCGACAAGTTTTTTATCGCCACCAACTTCCGCCCGCGTGGCTGGCAGTGGGTCGATCCGCAGAAGGAAATCGGCGCTGCTGTGCAGGCGATGCACAATGGCATCATGTCGATGCAGGATGTCTCGAACCAGTATGGCCGCGACATCGAAGAAACGTTCAGCCAGTGGCAGCGCGATCAGGAACTCGCCCAGCAGTTCGGTCTGAATCTTGCATTCTCGCCGTTTGGTGGAAACGAACAGGCGAAGGGAGCGGACGTTGCCCAACCTCAAGCCAACTGAAGGCATGAAGGAAGAGGCCCAGCGTGGCCTTGATTGGCGGCGCGAGTTTGGTCGCGGCGGCACTGAGGTCGGCATTGCCCGCGCCCGTGACATTGTGAATGATCGCGATCTATCCGCTGATACGGTCAAGCGGATGTACAGCTTCTTCAGCCGCCATGAGGTTGACAAGCAGGCGGAAGGATTCCGCCCTGGTGAAGATGGCTATCCATCAAATGGTCGCATTGCTTGGGCGCTTTGGGGTGGTGACGCTGGTTATTCGTGGTCAAAGGAAAAGGTTGCCGCAATGGACAAGGATCGCGCAGGCGAGATGGAAGATTTTCGCCCCTATCCGAATGAACACGCTGCGCGTCTGGAAGACCCAGACAAGTATGAAAGTTTCCGGCGCAAGAACAATGAAGGCGGCGAAGGTATCGACTTCATTTACGGCATCCTTCCTGAAGGTGGTACGGAACTTCAGGCTATTCGCTTTGACAAGGATCGCTTCACTCCAGCAGAAGCAAAGGCTTGGTTGAACGACCATGACTTTAAGGCTATACTATTCGAGGAAGCCACTGGGGAACGTGCCGTGGAAGAAGATCAGATTGATGCTAAAAGGGTTGATGAAGTATCCGATGAGTTCGGTGCATCATGCCCCGTAGCCACTCATGATGATGCTATTAATATGGCAAATCATCTGATCTGCATTGAGCAGGCCAACCTTGGCCCAGCCGATCCTAATGCTGATAGTAACGAATATTGGGCCGCTAAGGCTGAACTCTGGAAGGTTTCGGATGCCGAAGCCCGAATGATGCAGTGCCAGAACTGCGAGTATTACAAGAATAGCCCTAAGATGCTGGATTGCGTCAAGTCATCGACGCTCAAGGCATCTGATCTCCCGGTAGAGCCAAAATGGGCTGATGTTGCACTCCCATCTGGCTATTGCACTAAGTGGGACATCACTTGCACCTCAACCCGTTCGTGTGACACTTGGGAAAAGATGATCGTCGTGAGTGAAGAGGAAGACACTGTTTCCGTCGATCCTGAAATGGTTGATGGCGACCGCAAGAATGTGGTCGAACTGGAGCGCCGCGCTACTGCGCTGGATGCCCGTGCGATTGACGAAAAGAAGCGCACCGTCAGCATTGCAGTTTCCTCGGAACTGGCTGTCCCACGCTCGTTTGGTAATGAAATTCTGGTCCATGAGCAGGGTGCCATTGATATGGCATTCATCGCTTCTGGCCGTGCGCCGCTCCTGCTTGACCATGATATGGAAAAGCAGATCGGCGTGATCGAATCCGTGGAACTCTCTGGCGACAAAGTGCTTCGGGCCAAGGTCCGGTTCGGGCGCTCTGCTCTTGCCCAGGAAGTCTTCCAGGATGTTGTTGATGGCATCCGGTCGAATGTCTCGGTCGGTTATCGCGTCAACAAGATGGAGCGTTCCACGCTCGACAAGGACTCGTACCGTGTCGTTTCGTGGTCGCCCCTTGAGGTATCCGTTGTGTCGATCCCTGCTGACCCGTCAGTCGGCGTGGGGCGTAGCGCGGCTGCTCTCGAACCCAAACCTACTGTTGAACCATCCATCAAAAAGGAAGTCGAAATGACTGACAATGTGAATCTGGATGCGGTTCGGGCCGAAGCTGCTGAAGCTGCTGCCCGCAATGCCGCCGCCATCATCGACCTCGGCGTTCGTCACAACAAGCGTGACCTCGCTGATGCTGCCATCAAGTCGGGCAAGAGCCTCGAACAGTTCCGTGGCGAACTGCTTGACGTTATCGGCACCGACAAGCCGCTGGAAAACAGCGACATCGGCTTGAACAAGAAGGAAGTTCGTAACTTCTCGATCGTTCGTGCCATTGCCGCTCTCGCCAATCCGGGTGACCGCCGCCTGCGCGAAGCCGCTGCATTCGAGTTTGAAGCCTCGGAAGCCGCTGCACAGCGTTATGGTCGTTCGGCCCAGGGCCTGATGGTTCCGGTTGATGTTCTCGGTGTCTGGAAGCAGCGCGACCTGAACACTTCGGACGACAACGAACTGGTTGCCACCAATCTGTTGGCCGGCGAGTTCATCGACGTTCTGCGTAACTCGGTTTCGGTCATGGCTGCTGGCGCTCGGATGCTTCCGGGTCTGGTCGGCAACGTGGCGATCCCGAAGAAGACCGCTGCTTCGGCTGGCGGCTGGATCAGCAGTGAAGGTGGTGCGGCTTCGGAATCGGAACCGACCTTCGGCACTGTCAGCCTGACCCCGAAGAACGTTGGTGCCTTCACCGACATCACCCGTCAGCTCATCCTTCAGTCCACCCCGGCTGTTGAAGCCCTTGTCCGCGACGATCTGACGCAGGCACTGGCTCTGGCAATCGACAAGGGCGCTCTGGAAGGTTCGGGTTCGTCGGGTCAGCCGACCGGCATCCTGAACACCTCTGGCGTGAACAAGCCGACCAGCTTCGCTGCTGCCGTGCCGACCTTCGCCGAAATGGTGGCTCTGGAAACCGCTGTCGCCGAAGACAACGCTCTGATGGGCAACCTGGCCTACATCACGGACGCTGCCACCTACGGCGGTCTGAAGACTAAGGCTAAGGACGCTGGTTCGGGTCTGTTCGTGATCGAAAACGGTCAGGCCAACGGCTACAACGTGATCCGTTCGCAGCAGGCTACTGCCGGGAATGTCTACTTCGGTAACTTCTCGGACCTGCTGATCGGTATGTGGGCCGGCCTGGACATCCTGGTCGATCCGTACACCGCTTCGTCGAGCGGCAATGTTCGCGTTCGTGCGATCCAGACCGTGGACCTTGCAGTTCGTCACGCCGTGTCGTTCGCCTACAACAACGACACCGTGTAATAGGGACGGGGGCGGCTTCGGTCGCCCCCAACCTTTGAGGTCTATATGGTACTCTCTACTAGCTCAATGATGAGCCAAGATTCGGAGACAAACATGGCTAAGTACGAGTGCATCCGTGGCGTGGTGACCAGCAAGGGTCCCGTCCAGGCTGGCGAGATCGTCGAGCTTTCGGATTATGAAGCCAAGGTGCTGGCCGGCAAGTTTGTCGCTGTGAAGGACGCTCCGGCTCCTGTCCGCGTGGCTGTCCCTGAAGAGATCGAAAACCGCGACCCGGTGATTGAGGCTCCGCGCCGTGGTCGCCCGCCTCGCGTAACTGAGGAATAAGGCATGGCCGTCGAGAGCGCCGCTGACATCCTCGACTTCTTCGAGTTGGATGACTTCGCGGACTCCGCGACCTACACGCCTGCCGGTGGCTCTGCCTCGACTGTTCTGGGCATCTTTGACGCTCCGCAGGCAAGCCGCAATGCTACGGAGATGATGGACATCACCATCCCGTCTCCGCAGTTTGTGTGCCGCACTGTCGATGTTCCTAATGCTGCTGATGGCGATACTATTGTGATCCGCTCTGTGTCCTATTATGTGCGTGTCGTGCTGACTGATGGCACGGGTGTCAGCACCTTGATCCTCGAAAGGGTGTCATGAGCCACGTTCGCACTCAGATCAGGGATCGCATTGCCACGCTGGTCACTGGACTGCCCACTACCGGCTCCAGCGTCTACAAGATGCGCCGGTACGCTCTGGACGATGCCAAACTTCCCGCGATCTGCGTCTATACGACTGATGAGAGCAGCAGCCTGATTACGGTCGGCTCACGCACTCTTCGCCGTGTCATCAATGCGATGGTCGAGATTTACGCAAAGGGAGCTAGCGCGACTATCTCCGATACCATTGATGGCATCTGCGTTTCTGCTGAAGAGGCTATAGCCGCTGATTTTAGCCTCAATGGCCTTGCCAAGTCATGCATTCTGACATCGACAGAGACTGATGTTAATGTCGAAGGTGAGAACGGAATTGGAACTGCGCGATTGGTTTATGCGGTCGAGTATGTTACCAGTATCGGTGATGTGGAGACTGCCCGATGAAGATGGTGCCTGTCTATAACGCCAATGGCGACAAGATTCTGGCGTGTGCCTGTGACCTTGAGCATTATCAGGGGATTGGGTGGGCGACTGAAGAACCAGCCAAGCCTAAGCGCAAGGCTGTCGTTGAACCCGAAGAAACCACCAAGGAGGCTGAGTAATGGCTACTCACACTGGCAGTGAAGGCACCGTCAAGGTGGGTGCCAACGCGATTGCCGAAATCCGTTCGTATTCCATCGAGCAGACCGCTGATACCGTCGAAGATACCACGATGGGTGACAGCTATCGCACCCATAAGACCACGCTGAAGGCTTGGTCGG